CGATTTCATTAATAGGTACTTCTGTTAGCATTGCTAGAGTGCGATGCATGTGGTCTTCTCTAGTCATTTCAGTATCCATATTCAATACTGGTATGTCTGAGTTCGCCGCTACGTGATAGCCAATATTATCTGTTAATACGGTCTTTCCTGTTTTTGGTCTAGCACCGATAACATTAACAGTGGAACGGCGAAAACCACCCCCAATAGCTTGGTCGTATGCTGGAAAACCACTGGAAATACCAATCTGTTCGACAGGATTATCCATGAGGTATTGTAGGTAGTCGTGGATACCCTGCCCTAGTAGCTCCGGTGACCCGTCTTGGTCATTCAGCAACGATGTAAAGTCGAATACGGCATCCTCAGCTATGCTTAAGATATGAGCCACGCTTTCGTCGCCCTTAATCTCTAGCATCTTATCTTGAGCAGCACCAAGCTGTTTGTGCATTAGTCTTGCGACTTCTAACTTACGTATTTTAGCAGCAAACTTGCGTACATTCTGCATTTTAATAGGAAAATCAAACAACGCCTGAATATAGCGAGCTTCTTCTTTTCTGTTTAGAATATGAGACAGTCCTATCTCATGTGCTGCTGAATTAAGCAGTGGAATATCTAGTACAGAGGCATCGTCTGCCTCTAAAATGTGTTTGATGCAGTGAAAAATCACAGAGTTCGACTCATCTGTAAATGTGCTTTCTTGTATAATGTCTGCTATGTCTAGGTATGCGTGTATGTTATATTGGCAGATACCAGCCAAGATGGCACGTTCCGAAGGGGGATCAGATAAAACTAAACTCATAAATTAAGACCTTCTTTTGCTAGTTTGACAACTGTTACATGTAAATCTAATACTTTTACTATCCGTGTCATATTTAGTAATACACGCAGGTACTTCAAATGTCTTCTGACAGTCTAGGCACTGGGCACTAACCATATTTGATCCACGGTCTCTTTCTGTTGGAATCCTATCTGTGCTTACCTTCGCGTCAAACTCCTTGTCTTGCTTTATTTTGGCAGGATTTTCGCGTCCTAAAATCTTATCTTGTTCTGTAAGGAAGCGGTTCTTTTTGTCTGTCTCGTTTAGTTCGGCTTTTTTCTTCGTCGGCCTTGGTTTCCTAGCCGGTGTTTCAGACTGCTGGGCTTGAACACCATTCTTTTTATCTTTTCTACTGCGTCTTTTATGCTTTTTCTTTGATTGCGTTTTTGTATCGCTAGCTAGGCGTGCTAGTAGTTCAGCCTTGTCTGCGTCGTTTAATGTTGCTAGTAATGCTTCTAATTCTATTGCCATTATTTCTTACTCCTTTGATTTGCTAGCATAACCTCACTAAGATTTCTTATTGAGGTAGCTAGAAATGTTAGTCTACTCACACGTTGTTGAGCGTATGCCATTATCTTACCCAATGACTGGGCATAGCTATTATTCTCTTTGATTAATGCAAATCGTACATCATACTTCATATACTTATCATAGTTTGCACATTCCTTAGCAAGTATGCCATCCAATATAGACTTAGCCCATGCTGTACGGGCTTCTTCTCTATTTACACATCTTTGCAGATGGAAAGCAACCAGTGATAAGCGATATGCAATTTGACTACAATCTTCTCCGCTCAATTTCTCTATTTCACCACGATCCATATTGAAATATCCTTGTAGTTCGTCACCATCACAGGGCACTTCCAGGGTTGGTAGCCCACACTTCTTTTCATAATCGTCTAACGCCTGATCCACTACCGCCATGCGTTCTTTAGCTGTCTGAGACATGTTTTCTCCACTCATCTACGGTTTCGTTGAACGGTAATATAACTAGCTCTATATTGTTAATCTCACACCACTCAGCCTTGTCTCTGTCACGACTCAGGTGCTTTAGGAAATCTATTCTATTACCGTGAAAGTAAGGTACAAACTTATAATGCTGCTCTCCATGCACTTCAACGGCCATTTTATGTAGCGGTAAGTAGAAATCCAGGTAAAGAACAGACCTATCACGTATCTCAATAGCAACCTCTTCCAGTAATGTTGCAGTAGGATATTCCTCACGAAGGAGCTTTCTTGCTGCAACATGTAATTTTGATCTTGAGCGACTGTCGCTGGTTACAATGGCACCTTTAACCTTCCATTGAGAGGTTTCGCCATCTAAATTAGTTACTCTCATAATCCCATCATACCTCTAATGTCTTTATATAAACTAGCAAACAACTTCTTATCTGCCCTTAACGCCTCCGATGCTTTTTCTAGTCCTTGAAACTTACTTCCGTCAGGGAATGTGTACCAAGCTCCGCCCTTTGTAATAAGTCCAAGGTCAACCGAAATTTCTAGGAGTTCAGCACACTTATCTAGTCCGTATCCATATCTGAATTTCGATACGAACTTACCATTGCGGGGGGCGTTTAGGGCATTCCATTCAACTATCCAGTTAATGTCTTGGCCGATTTGATTTTCACCAACCATCCACGGGGTACAGTGAGTGGCCTTCAACTTAACGTCTGACTGATACTGAATCTTGCGACCAGACGCTTCTGACCACTGTGACATGCCCATGCCCTGATTAGCAATAAGGTGTGTGACTCCTATAACGATAGACTTGTTAATAGGAACCACATTAGATATTCTTCTACAGAATTTTGCTAGTAATACGGGGGCGTCCGCTCGATAACGATCACCGATATCTGCCTTCATTTCGCCAGCAGTACATAATGCAGAGAATGAATCTATGATAAAGATATCTCCAGGCTTCTCGTTAATAAGACGCTCGTTGATATCTATATAGTTTTCCGCCGTTAGAATGTGCCCAGGTTTTGACTGTATAATAGATAGTCTTTCCTTTGAACAATCCATATGTTTAACACCTTCGAGATCACGCTTTTTAAGACGCCCCTCAATACTTGAATAATATACGTGTCGTCCTTCTTTTCTGCCTATATCACAGGCATATTGTATTTGCTGTGCTGTTGCTGCAAAGTCTAATGCTGTGGCCGACTTCCCAACTTTTGGCGGACCTGTAAAGATCACGAAACAACCTTCTGGAATGCCTCCGCCCAGTCCCATATCAGCTTTTGGGCTGACTGGTATGACGACACTATCCGTATCTATGATTGACTGTCCGCCTGTTAAAATTCCAACTCCAAACTCTGACGCAATAATTTCTTCTATGCTATTTTTCTTCGCCATATTATATCTCGTCTAACTTTGTTAACAGCGTGTCTACTTTTTTCTGTGGTCTTGGCTTACTATTGATTGTATTCCTATTAACGTCTTTTTGCACGACTTCTATTTTAGATTGTTGGTCCAACCTACCCTGTTCTTGCTCAACTAGTCCCATAAACCTATCTGTAAAGATCGAATATGAGTTATTGAACTGTGGTAGGTTTAAGGCTCTTATAATTGCCTTCTCATCAAACTTCTTTAGAAGCTGGTGTACCTTCCGCAGGTTACACTTGAAAAAGCCAGCCCACTGCGGAAGGTTCCAGAACTTAATAGGTAGTACAGTCTTGTCAAATGTCGCCTTCTTCTCACAGACTAGCTCAATGATATACTGGGCTGCTGTAACATACTTGTCAGGTGAATATCTAGACTGATAGCGAGACTTTTCCGTTCTCTCTTTACCCATGATTACTCCATGATTTCGCCGGTTTCAATATTGAAGAGGTTTGTACGTGCTGTACGAGACAGTGTATTTGAAGGCATCTGTTCGCGTGCTGCATCCGCTCGTTCGGAAGCAACCCTAGTCATAATAGCAACTGTCTTATCTTTCTTATGGGCTGTCTCATGTATGATAAAGTCTTTGGTTTTGAGCTGTAGGACAGCCCAACCATATAGTATATCTACATTCGGAGGTGTGCCATTGATTTCGATGGCTTTTGCTACCAGTCTTCCTGGTGTTGACTCACCCATACCATTAATAGCTCTCAGCCTATCACAGGCAACTTGCCTCATTTGATCCACTGTCATACCGGCGTCTTGCAGGGCGGTTAGTTCTGCACTTTTAGTGGCGATTTCAGCTTCTAGTGTAGCAACCCTGTCGATATCGACACTGGCTACGGTTTTCTGAATGTCGTTAAGCTCACCTTCTACATATTTAGTGACTGCTCCGACACTACGCTCTAACGTAGCTGCAATTTGCTTGACTGTCTTGGAGTCGTTTAACATCCCCTGAATAATGTATTTCTCTTGAATACCTAGTCTTCCTTTAGCCATTATATTAACTCCCTCTGTGCTGTGTTTAACCACGCGATGTTTCTACTTGTTAAAAATCTCAGGTAGTGAAAGAACGTCTTCCTATCTACTTCTCTAAAAATCCACAGTTCCATACCAACACGCTTAGTCTTGCTGTGTTTAGTCTCCGTATATAAACCTGTTGGATTGAGCAGCTTGCCGTCATTACCACGCTTGACATAGTACTTTGCCTTACCGTTGGCGTGTACGCTTTTAGCGTATGCTTCTTCTCGATCCTCTGCTATCAGTGCGTTGCCCTTTTTGTCTACAGTATCAGCAAGCACAGGATAGCCATCTGTTGAAGCTTTACCGTACTCGTCGGTTCTACCATCGTTCTTACCTAGTAATGTAAAAACTAGTACACCTTGTGTAGTGTCGTGTTCCATGTGGTCTTTCGGACGCCATATTGCATCCATAGCATCTCGCACTCTGACGCGATCAGTCTTTTTTTCTTCACTCATTATTAAAAGTATCCTTTATCTTTTGGATTGCTTGGTTAGTTTTTTCTTGGCAGTCTTCAAAATTCTTGCCGTAAATCGTAAATAGGTCATTGGATTTATCAACCGGAATCCCAGACATGCGACCGTCTTTAAGCCTCTCCATAACTTCTGACGTAACGACAATGATTGATTGATGGGGGGCGTTTTTACTGTGTGTTCTTGCCATGTGCTTTTCTCCAGTTCTGCTTTTATTGCCTCTCCCGTAGTACAACCACGCCCTTTACGAATCTTGATAATGGTTTCAAAAGTATTCTCATTAAGCGTTCTAGGAACAGGCTTACATATTTCCTCTATGTTATTTTGACTTATTTCTTTCATTGGGTTTTCTCGCCTTCTTTTTTTTGCCAGGTTTGGCGTCTTGTTTGGATGGTTTCATACGAGTCATACCCTTCGGTAGCTCTCTGGTGGGTTCTTCATACTTATATTTGTTGTGTTCGTATGTGAGATGTGCCTTCTCGTCGTCACCCATACGTTCACCATTACGCTTGGCTAGATGCTCAACTGTGAGATCACCATTGCCCTTTCGTATGTCGCCATTTATTGTAGGTAGGTCTATTTCTAAGGCTCTACGCACGGATTCTGCTTGCTTACAGGAGGGACAAGCGTGTGCGTTTGTATATTTAGCTACGGACATAACTATAGAAAATGCGTGTCCGCAGCCTCCATCGTCGCCGTCACATAAAAATGTGTATTCTGGCATTGATAACTTTCCTTATATATTATACACCAATTAAATCAGGTTTTTGTATACTGACGTTAAATAAAGTCTCCATTGGTCAGGAATTGCATCCCAAGGGGCCAAACCAAGGATAAAACCGTATGGATCAGGCTGTTTAGGCTCTCTTACTAGTGACATCCTAGCCTCTTTCGGAGTCCTATTAGCCTTTTTCCTATTACATTTTATACACGAAGTAACAATATTGTTCCAAGTTGTAGGACTTATTTTATGGTTTTGCTTCTTCCATTTAGCTCTTGGTATAACATGGTCGTATGTTAACTCGCTACTCTTAAATCTCTTTCCACAGTACTGACACTGCATTTTGTCTCTGATAAACACATTCTTACGAGAGAAAGGGATTGACCGATTCTTTTGTGAGACATATTCTGCGGTACGTATAACGGCAGGAACCGTATATTCTCTGCCTTTACTGTCTTTGATTATATCTCCATCGTAGTAGCTGATGACTTCGGCACCATTATTACGATCCGCCATATTCATTATAGATAGAACGACAGCCCGCCTCCAAGAAATGATTCCAAGCGGCCTAAAATCTGCGTTCAATACTAATACTCGCTTGTGACCGGTTTTCATGTTCTCAACTATCCTTCTGTTAAAAAATTCAAAGACTCCAAAATTCTATTCGGAAGGCTGGGGTGTTTTTATTCCCCAAATGGCCTAAATTTCGCAAGCCCCACCAGCACAGGCGACTTCTTCTTCTGGCTTGGTAAAGTCGTCTGTCTCTACCAGTTTGGTATAGTCAACATGCTCAAAGTTACCTATCAGATCACTATATAGTTTCCAATTATAGACATCTTTTAGACAATAGGTGAGCTTCTTAGTATCTCCAACGAAATACTTATCTGCAAATTTCACCATACGGGCAATACACTCAGACTTAGTTACTATATCAGAAAATACAGACTGTAATTCTGATGCAGAAGACACATCATCCACATTAGACATTGCGTTCTTCATAAAGCTCACTGGTCCTACCATAGCACCGTCGCAAGCAGCCCATAAGTTCTCGTCGAACTTGATTAGACACTCCTCGATCAGTCCAGAACACCATATTGCTGCATCACCATACTCTTTTACTATTTCTCTACTGGTATATACAGTACTGAATGGTGCTTGTGGATAGTCTTTATCTCCGCTAATGGGTATTAATGAAATACCAGTAAAGTTATCTTGATTATCAAAAATGTAGTCACCAACATCGTCCCACTCATCCTCGCGGACTGTAATGGTATTGCTTACATTATGTGACAGCCAGGGCTTAGAACATAGCTCTGTCTTCTTACCGGCCTGTACCCAGTTTATTTGAGTACTTTTTACAATCTCTAAAAGCTGAAGTGCTGGTAGCTGGTTTTTTGTTTTGGCACCATCCGGCACTTCGATTGGGAAGATAATGGAGGCGTCAGTCTTATTGGCAGACCACACGGATTTTTGACACGCTTGGCCATTCTTGGTTTTAAAGAAGTTATAAACATTCTCAAGCTCATTTGCCTGGACTCTTCTTAAATATCTTTTAGCGTGGTGTGGGTGAATGCCCGAACTAGTTCCTAACAGACAAGACGAAGTACCTTCCGGCTTCAAACACGTACTTCTGGCAGCAGGATTGATGCCGATTGCTTTAGCAATTCTTACATTAGTTTCTTGTACCAGTTGTGCGGCCCGTCTTTGGTTTTCTGGATTAAGAACTATCTCAAAGTTCTCCATCACGCCAGTCATGCTCACACCAAGCAGGGCTTCCTTACGAAAAATTCTTTCCGACACCGGGCCTAGATAGCTAAATGATGTAAAACCGGCCTGTAGAGTACCTATAATAGCGGCGGCTTTCACCCTGCTAAAGAAGTCGTCAGTAGATGTAATTGAAGCACAGTTAATAGTAGATAGGTTGCAACCCTGCCAGCCAGAATTACCTTCGTCGTCGTATGCATACATACCAATTTCACAACAGTTATGAACCCTAATACCATTTGCATCAAATGCGTGAACATTATCAACACAACAGTCATAGACGTCGTGTTTGCCAATTGATTTTATAGAAATAATACTATCTATAAAAGTAGTTTTATTTGGTTTTCTTTTATATGTACTTAATAATTCGTTGAGTTTTGTGGTTTTGCACTTATTTCTAAAGCCAATATACTTTGCAAATAACTGTATGTTATCACGAGAAATATGTAATTCGTGTATTGTCTTGCAGAAATACGGTTTTAATCCATCGTGACCATCTGGAAGATTTCTATATCCTTCTCTATTTCTATTTTTATAAATAGTAGAATAGATACCGAAGGCATTTAAAATATGCTGTACAAATCTTAAGTTTTCTAGCGATATAGATGTAAGTCTAACGCAACAACCCTTGATTTTATTATTAATTACGTGTCCATCAGCGTCAAAATATCCAGATAATAATCCAGATAGATAAGACCAGTTGCCAGTACACAATCCTGTTGTTAATGTCTTATTATTAGGAAAACACTCGTTATTAATTACGAAATTATATAGCTCTTTTGAAGTTAGGGTTTGATATGGTGTTTTTGCACTGCTTGTATCTTTATGCCGACTGTCATTTTTCCATCCAGCACTATCTAATAACTGCATACAGTCATATCTATAATAGTCAGCGTCGTCACCCCACCATTTCATTTCGGCGTTTTTTTTACTAAAATTACCATCGCCAACGAAATTACCTACGCAATATCCCTGTGCGTATGAGGGTGAGTCTTGGTCCACTGTAATAGAACTGTTTCTATGGTTGTTGATTTTTACACAGTCTCCAATGTTCAGCCTACTCAGTTCAACCCAGCCATCAAGAGTGTCTATTTTATGATTGTTAGTTGCTTTTAATATTCGTCCAGATTGAAATTCTACCTCTAATACTTCCTTGTGTCCAGTTTTGATAAAGTCAGAAGCCTTATAAGCGTATCCATCAACCATTAACGAATTGTTGTTATTTAACAAATTCTCTACACTACTTATGCCGTGTTCACACGTTGTCATTGTGTCTTTAGTAACACAGGGGTTGACTAGAAATTCAGTATCATCAGCCCACACAAAGCCCGGCTCTCCGAACTCCTTGACGCTATGCATTAGGTCGTCGAACTGTGCCTTAGTTACTTTACCACGTATTAGCATGGCAGAGTTGTTAGAGCGTGCCCTTTGTGGATTTGTTACGAACCAGTCACCAGTCTTAGCCTTAGCCATCTCTTCATCATCAAACGAGAAGATACAGATGGAGGATGATCTTCTGACCCCTCCACTTAGTACGGCATCTGATGCATGCATACATATATCATATGCATCTATTGGTCGCAAGCTAGTCTGTCCATTTTTGACACAGCGTTCTAGTAATGTGCGAATTTCTTCTAGTGCCGTGCGTAGTCCATCTGGACCAGGAGCCTTGCCCACACCAGAACTTAGGGGGGAACCCTTTGGTCTGATCTTAGAGTAGTTGAAACTAATGTCTTTTCCTCTATAGTCATCAAAGTCTGGACATAGATCATCCTCTGAGTTGTCAAAGTATGATGCTAATAATAGACCTAGTGCGTCTGCCCATCCCTCGATTGTGTCCTCTATGGTAAACACAGGCCCCATACCTACATCGTAACGGGTTGTTATTAGTTTAGGCAGCTTGGCGATATGGTGTCGTTGTACGCTGAATCCCGCCCCACAACCGCATAATAGTAACCAGAAATACTCTTGGAAGAATCTTTCTCTATCACAATACGCCGATGTACAGTTGTAGATACGTGCATTTTGCTTAAAAGCAGCTTTGCCGCCATACTGTAAGGCTCTTTGCGATCCCAAGACCCTCTTTTTCTGCATCATATCGTATGCCCAATTGATTTCATCTTCAATATCTTTATCAAAGTATTTATCGAGCATCATCCCACGAACTCTATCAACAGCTTCTTTCCATGTCTCCCTACGATGTTTATTTGAATCCCAACGTGCGTATTTAGATACGAATGTATAATTTTGAAGTTCCTTCGATGCTGACACTATTCTGTTTCTCCGTGAAATACGTCGTTTAAAATCTTATCAGCTTCTTTAGCTGTCGGGAGAGGCCCATCTGTGCGTCTTTTGCGTTTTGGCTTGCTGCTATTGCGTGAGTAAAATTCTGCTAGTTTTTCAGCAGAGTCAGAGGCGAAAGTTTTTGTCTTACCTGTTGGGTTGCCTTTTGAATCTCTTACGCAGAGTACTATCTCAAAGTCGGATGCGTACTCTTTCTGCATAGAATCTTCTTGCATGTTATATTCCTTGTGATACTAGATGTAAAAACCCGCCTATAAAAGATAGGCGGGTTATAGAATGCTAAGCGACACTATTACTATATTTAGAGTCAATGTCTGGGACAAGTGCCACTTTAGTTTGATTCAAGACCAACACTCTTTATGAACGTCCCAGTTGGTGACTTTCACCACTTATATTATACACCGCAGGAGGAGGAAATGACGATCATTTTGATGATTTTCCTGAAAAATCTAACTGTCTGATTGTTAATTTGTGTTTGGTCAAGGCTTTAAAGATTTCAATCTTGACTTGCATGTCGTCACTTGTCATAATGGCCTCCTTTGCGGTGTGTACTATCTCTTTAATACCCACTTGCCACATATATTGTAGACAGTAAATACATGGTTGTCCATTAACATATACTGTCGCACCTAACGTACTCTTACCTTGTCTTGCACACGACAGTATTGCGTTGTGTTCGGCATGAATCATCCAGTCGTACTTGGCTGGTCTAAGATTTGGTAGCACTCCGTGTTTTATATCACGCATAGTTCCGTTGTATCCCGTAGCCAGTATCTCTTTAGTGGGTGATACTACTATAGCCCCAAACTGTGTCTGTGCATCGTCGCTCCTAGCAGCGGTGTTACATGCTAAGTGCATAAAGTATTCATCCCAACCAGGACGTTGTGCATAACGATCATCGTAGCAATAATCTGCTCTCCATTTGTCTAATAAATCAACAGCTTTTTGTGATAGGTAGTTTGTATTCATGTTATAAAACTGTCCTTTTAATGGTGGAAAAAATCCCCGCATAACTATAAATCATACGGGGATATAAAATTATTCTTTAGTATGAAACTGGTCTATAATATCTTCTGTTGTGTTTGCAATTCTACGGGCACACCCGCCGAATATACGCACGGCATAGTATATTATTATTCTTTTCCATACAGGAACACATAGTTGATACATCGCTTCTCTAAAAACTGCATCAGCAGTAAATCTAGAGCATCCTTTAAGTCTATATAAATAGTCATGTATTACAGCAGCCCTGGCATATTTACCAATAGGAGGAAATACCATCCAAAAAATACGTGGAATAGATGCAAAATCTGTCACGAACCCTTTAGGTACTGTGTATGTCCACCCACCGCCGTTGACACCATATGTAAATGTTAACGACTGTTGTAATTCAAATAGCTGTCTACCGTTACAGTTTTTTCCGGTGTCTTTTACGATCAACTCAGCCGCTTCTATAGGAAAAATATTCACGACTTATCCCCTTACGGTTTAGAGACAGGACGATGTTTTAAGTCTTCGTAGTACTGCGTTTCCAACTTGATAAGCTTTTGCATAATAAGCTTTTGTTCTACTCTATGCTCATATAGCTCAATACGAATATCTTCTAACTTATCAATAATAGTTATTTTCTCTACCTCTGATACAGTTTTATATATTTTTAATGACGCAGCTACCTCTGTAGCTTGGTCTACAGCAAGGTTAATACCAGAAGCAGCCTTTGTGCTGTTTAAGGCTGCGTTGCTAGCTTGGGCGGCAGAATAGCCAACCAAGGTTAAAAATAGAGCCATTACGCCTAAAAATACCGAGAAGAATGTTACAAACACCCATTTAGGTATGTGTACCTTACTAGCACAATCATCTTTTGTTACGAATTCTGTTGTCATTGATAACTCCTTAGTTGCTTTCTTTAGGTTGAAATAATAAGTGGACTAGGGTTACTAATCCACTAGATATTATCTTAACGAATTGTTCTAACTTTGTAGTCATCTTGTTTCGGAACAAGTATGGTACTTGAGTTACCAGCGATGTATACCAATTCACCAGGGATTAAACCGGTTGGGAATACGGCGTGGTCAGCACCACCAGTAGCAGCAGTTTGAGTAGCTTCTGTAGCACCGTAAACATTACCAAGACCATCGGTACTAGCGGTAGGATCGGTTGACCACGCACCACTAAATTCTGACCATTGGTCGTTACGAATAGCTGTCGCAGTCAATGGACCGCGTACTACCAGACGGTTGTTGATGCTTCTACGGTCGCCATAGTCGGAACCTGCTGAACGAAGTGTGGTGTCAACAACACCAGCAATCCATTCTGTATTCACGCCACCACGACGCATGATATAGCGTCCAGCAGTTAGCGTAGCGAAGTCTCCATTGGTGATAGGAAGTTCGGCACTTACACCATTACCAGAGCCAGAACCCTGAATAACTTGTGAACCGTAGATTTCGGTTTCTGTACTGCCAAGAGCAACACCACCAAAACTATATGAGGAACCAGTACGCAACGAACCACCAGTACCAGCAATTAACACGCCGCCATCAACCTTTGGTTGAGTTGCAGTAGCAATAGCTGTAACACCATCTGTTTGTACATAAAATGTACCCACATTCGGATTGACAATTCTATAACTGTCATTTTGATTAAAACCCATTTTACTACCTCTTTCTTATGTAGTAAAAACAGTTCCTTGTGATCCTAAAAATATTAGTCCTTTTCCTACCTATATTATACACCAATTAGGTCTGTAAGGAGAAAATATTCTCAAATTCGTCGTCACCAAGGACAGCATCCATGAATCCATAATCAACCGACTCTCTAGCTGTAAGATAAAACTCCTGCTTTTTGTTAATTTTGTCCTTGAGCCACTCCTTAATAGCTATATCATCCATGTTCTCGCGTAGGAAAAACTGTCCCTCCCTACATCTACTAATATAGGCGTCCAGCATACACTCGTACCCCTTTTCCGCCCATTTGATTTCACTAACTACGCTCTGATAGTTACCTTCAACACCAAGGGTTCCGCTGTGAATCAGAAAGTCAGCATTGGGCATAATTACTCGCCATCTGGCCGCTTGAGGTATGACAGAGGACATAGAGCGGGCATGTGCATAGGCTAGAACAACAATGTCTGACCTACTAGCCTTGATAGCGTCGTAAATTGCCATGCCGTAGTTCCAGTCTCCGCCGCATGTAATCATGTGGACTAGAACAGTCTCATCCGATAGGCTATTGAGGATTTGTAAGTTACGAATAAACTTATTAGCCGCACGATGATCTAGCATAGCGTCGTTGTAATCGTAATCCAGATCACTGCTCAAGAACAATTCGCGTGTATCAATATTAATACCAAAGTTATGCAGGTCATAGATCATCTCACTCTTTTGTGAAATGTTTCTTCGTTTAGGTTCTGGCATTGAATTTATCTTTTTCTCCTACGTGACTGGTTATCTTGGAGGTAATATTTCTCATCACTAGACCAGCATCAAACACCTTACCAATACCTATCTTTATTCTATATCGTGTAAAAACATCTAGTGTTTCAACGCCGTCTGTATGTTCTATAAGTCGCCCAATCTCGTTTGTGACTGAAAAATTTGTGTGACATATCCAAAAGTTGAATATCTTACTGGGAGTGGTATATTCTGTCATGGGAATAATGCCTAGAGGAGTAGCCACTATCTTCATAGGTTTTTTGAACATGTTCTTGTCTTCTGCATCATCCATTCCTTGGACTAGCTCATTAAGCTCTGGATCAAAACAAGAGGGTTCTTCTATTTGACCCTCATCTACATCGTTATATCCAGGCCATTCAACGTCGTCTATATTTTCCCCATAGGGATCGGCCCATTTTTCCCATATTACTTTTGGTTCGTTTTTCATACTGCGACATCTCCGAAGTAAATCTTTGGTTGCGGGTTATAGTCTTGTAGATATACATCTTCATATGTCCAATTAAATATATCAAAATGATCTACGTCAGGAGGTCTCTTACTAGCAATCGGAGATATACCTAGTGTTGGTAGTTTTCCCGGTGTTCTTTGTGCCTGTTCTTCTGCACCATCTATTTGATTAGAATATATGTGGCAATTACAAAGCATACCAGATAAGTTTCCTGGTTTCAATCCAGAACTCTGACATAGTAACTGCATTAGTAGGGCATAGGATGCTATATTAAAGGGCACCCCGAGCATCAGGTCACACGATCTTTGGGTCCAGTGTAAGTGTAGTGTCCCGTTGATTACAGTGACTACCCATAGTAAATGACATGCAGGTAGGGCCATACGACTAAGCTGATTAGGGTTCCACGCGGAACACACCAATCGTCTATCGTTAGGGTTAGTCTTTAGAGTATCTACGATGTATTTGAATTGGTCATACCCATCTACCACGCCGCCATCATCTTCATCATAGGCTTCACCAAAGCGTCTCCATTGGTAGCCATAGATGGGGCCTAAATCGTCTTCTTCTCTTTGTAGGTATTTCTGCCAAGCTCTATAGTCTACATTGGGACAATTATGATTTTCATCCATGTATTCATTAAACTTGTCTCTAATAGCTAAAGGATTAGCCCATTCGTTCCAAATCTTACACTTGCGTTCTTGATACCACTTCTTAGATGTGATACCTTTTATAAATCCCTCTAGCTCAACGCACATAGTCTGGAACGCCACCTTCTTAGTTGTAAGAAGAGGAAATCCTTTTGACATATCGTGTGAAAAGTGTTCGTTGGGAATAGCTAGAGTTTTAATACCAGTTCTATTCTCCTGCAACCGGCCATCCTCTAACACTTTTCTAACTATATCTAAATACGCTTTCATTACTATTCTTCCTTGCCCATATTGGCAAATTTTAATGCTTGCGATGGAGAGACAATGGGTTCTTCATTAATTTCACTACTTATAGTGTCGAAAGATTCCATGATCTGTTTGACGAAATCTAGCTGCACAACATTGTAGTCGGCATATAAGATTAGTTGTTGCATTACATTGTCCTTGACGCCTCCGCTCATAACGTGGAATAAAAACTGTCCGTACAACTTAGCCATTGCTGGAGAATGTTCTTTCCAAGCTGCCGCAACCCGCATGGTTCCATCACTCTGCAATACTAGTTCAAGATTGGCTATTATTGCTGGTTCATTTGTGTCGTCTTCATCTATATCTGTAACAATTTCTGAAGTCTCTGGTATGCCTAATATCTTGTTGAAAAATCTCATTAATCATTTTCCTGTAGTGTTTTAAGTATGCTTTCATCTCTTTCGGTGTCTAGCATAACGACCGGAACAAACGCTGCGTTGTGCAATAGTTTTGTATCCAATGGTATTATACAGTGATAGAAGATGTGCAAGTCCAATTCTCCATATACTTCACCCATCATAGAATAACTGCATTTGGGGTTCACCCATTCAGGGTCTAGAGATACAAAGTACTTACAAGTAGATAAAACCAGATGTTCTATGTTGTCGTCTTCGTTTACATCCTGAACAGGCACTTCAAACCTGTCCTTATTCATAGACAGAATATGTCGAGTACCATCTTGTGGGTCTAATCCCACTATTATTATATATAGTTTAGCTTTATGTTTCATGATTTTTGACCATTTTTTGTAGTTTTTTAACGGTTTTCCGAACTATCTGCCTCACACCCTCGCGTGTCATGCCATATTTTTGTGCAATATACTTTAGTGTTTTACCATCTTTATGATATAGTATTACAAAATCTACATCACGTTGTTTTAACCTGTTAGTAGCAATCCCTCTTTTCATCACTACATATAAATGTTCTACTAGATTAGAACTGGTAACTATTTTAGAGGGGTCTTTTGCTTTATCGTCTATGATGGTTTGATATAGAGGCTCTTGATGCTTGTTTTTAGCGTGTAGGGATATGGTATCAAGCTTATTAGTATTCCTCTTAACATAAGCCTGAATAGCCCATATAGCATGTTGGTTACGAAATGAATACTGACTACGAGGTAAGCCGTTCTTACCTTTGTAATTCTTATCCCACTTCCAGTCGGCCATCATAATAGTAGTCGCTATATTAGAAATAGCATCTTCATTGCCAAGAATCTCATTTGATAATCCAGAACGATACTTAGACGCTAGCCGTCTTACAATCTTGCGTGCTAGTACTATATACTCGTCCATTGTTTCAAATCTGATATTACTGCTTGGTGGATATTGGGTTTTTGGCTCGCCTATATTGGCTATGTCAATCATTGTTGTTCTCTAAGTTGCGTTGACGAAATATTATTTTCTTCCAATGGTAGTTTTACATACTTAACCAAAATACATGTATCATTTTCCGTTACTCCAGGACGAGAACACACTAGGAATACAGATCTATATTGAAGAGTATTCATGGCGTCAGAATAGTTGTTTAGAGTGCCTGGATAATACTTATTGTCTACTACTCTATTAATTGTATCTTGCCCACACACAAAGTATATCCTAGATCGGTTAAATAGCTTTACCTTGTCTGAAAAATTCGGTGTGTTTGTTACTACTATACCTGCTATATATTTATCGTCTTTATATAGTGTCTCTAGCGGCTCTACTCTACTACACAGTTCCTCAAAAGATATAGAACCTTTGTCGTAATTGGTAACGGAAATTTCTAGCCATACCTTTTGACCAGTATACTTAGATGCTGCCTTGGCCATCTTATAGTGCTGTCCGTGCATAGGATTAAATGATCCACTGAATATTGTCAACGGATTATGTCCATATGGTATAATCTTACAATCCTTGCACAAACTATGCGTAAAATATGTAACATTATCTACTTTATTGATTAGCTTTTCATAAATATCTAACATTTAAGTCTCCTACTCATAGTTTCGTATCGCTATTCCAATTGGGAATCTCGGCACAGGTTTGTCTGATGTTGTCCACGCGAAGAATCTAACCGTTAACATTTCCCCCTTTAATTTTCCCGCTTTCCAGTCCTTCCAATACTGTTCTCGCTGCTCTGCTGTTCCCTTTGGCTTAACACCAAATTTATAGCCCTCTTTTGTGATGCAGATGAATGTGCATTGGTCTGCCATTTTGCCCTTGTTTTCTTCTGCACCAACTATTTTAAATTCCATATCTAGGAACTTCTTAACCTTTTGCAGGTCTGAACTACGACCACTAATCTTATAGGAGCCTTTTATATTACGTAACATAACTCCTTCAAAGCCATCGCTAGTAATATCTGCGTGATGAGACCACACTTCTTTTTTATTATTTATAGTATATGTATCTACCAGCTTGATGTGTTTAATTATGACACCATATATCTTACATACGGTCTGACGATTACAAGCATATGGCAGTCGCTCGTCTAGATATTCTATTCTATCTGCATAATCTTCATCTGTAATAATATCGTACACATGGTACTCAACATTCTTAGATTTAGGAGAAGGCTTGTCTCTCTTCACGGCAGAGATTATCTCTTGAAATTCTTCACCGTGTACATACAGTTCTCCATCAAGAATCTGACCCTCTTTAAGCCACATTAACTGTTCAGCAATGTGTGGCACACTCTTGAATAGCTTGCCCTGACGAGAAATCAACTCTACACCATCCTTAGTACGCTTCGCTAAACATCTAATGCCATCTAGCTTCGGTTGGAGGTAGCACGGAAATTTTATATGTTTACCGTCCTTGTCATAGGACTTCGCGAGCATGGGACGGAGAGGTTTTTCACTAGGAATTGTCTCACTGTAGCCCTTACGGTCCTTCTGCTTATTCCATAGAGACTTCACCTCTAACAAACACTGTTCTTCGATTGTCGTCTCATTAGCCCTGCCAACATTTTTGCCCACAACAACTTTAGTGGTTGTCTTTTGTAGTTTACCATTCATCTGACCATGAACAATACTATACTCCCAGTGGTCCATTTTTGCAAAAGCTTCAATATACCACTGCTGTATAGCACCTGTTGATCCCATCTTATATAGGGTTGGCCAAGTCTTCATCAAAAGAATGTCGTCGGCTTTAGTCATGTCTCTCTCCAATTATTTAGTTATTCACTGTAAGACTATTCGGATAAAGCGGGTAGGTTATTCCCCCAGGAGAGGGATTCTACAGAATTTCCAGAAGTTTTTTCGCCGCGTTTTCCCAGGAAAATTCCATCGCTGTAGTAATTCCGTGTGGGTTATCACTTGCTCTGCTCCTATAACAAATACGCATTTGATCTATCATATTATCCATGTTGTCCACAGATATGTGTGCCCACTCGCCCTGTCCATGAAACCATATGCCGTCATGTGCCTGTTCTAATGTCTTAATATCAGTAAGGAACGCATTGTTTTTATTACAAAACTCTGTATGGGCAGAGTAGTTAGTGGTGATAACGGGCTTGCCACACGCCATCATTTCTAATAGCTCCAGGTTCCAACCCTCACCCCTACTAGGAAAGATACCGCAGTCACATTGCCTCATAATATCGGCAAGTTCCTGGTGTGTCTGTACTGGGTCTAGGATGAATATCTTGTTGCCTAGTGGAGTATTCTTATACTTATTGATCCACTCTTGAGTTTGTTCCGGCATAAGGAATGGATTATAAGACATTAAGTTAAGAGCCACGTCATCGTCTTGAGTAAATGCCTTATTAAATAGGTCTACCAGGATATCGTGACCCTTTCTTTTCTCCCACTTGCCAACATTAAGAAAGTTATAGGTGCCTTCGGCACGGGGTTGTGGTGCAGGATGAAAGATGGAGGGGTCCACACCTAAAGGAACTATGTGGGCGTCTCTGCCAACCTGATCTTTAATCACATCAGCAGCCCACTTAGAGTTGACTATGAGTTCATTAGGTATATTAAGATGGTGTTTTTCTACGGTGTTAAACTTGTTCAACTCAAAGATAGGCATAGCAAAATATTTGCCGTGCCCTACGTGAAGGTCTAACGAAAATTGATGCCATATGCGTAGGCAGGGATCGTCTACTGACGGCATTTTTCCGTTTTGAATAATTTCATTAATAAAGGACTGTTCTTCTTGTGAGTTTGCATGTGCTGTATTACCAATGGGTATTAAAGATATTTTTGTTCCAAGGTTATGCAATGCTTTAGATATGTTTAATACAGCAATCCCATATCCAGTCTTTGCCAATGGTCCATTAATATTTATACTGCGATCCATTTTCTGCCACGCTCCATTTTCTATCTAATCTTAATTTATGTCGCCTTATCCTTATTCCGCTCTTCCTCTAATTCCTTAAAGACTTTCTCAAGGTCTATACTATACTCTAGTGGAAGTTGTGAGTCGTATGGTGCTAGTGTTGGCTTAGGGGCTTCAAACCTAATCCCGTCTGTACCCCACACGCAACGCCTCCAAAGTTCTAGGTTGTCACATTCTGTAAAAACAGTATCAGCACCAGTTATAACTTGGCATTTCCAATTATTGTCCCACGGGTAAACATCTACTACAATACCATACGCACCAGTCTTTACATCACGAACTATGTCTCCATCATTGTATGGTGGTAATGTGGCCCCTGGATTAGAACACCCAAAACATAACACCAACAGTAATGATATTAGTAACTGTTTCATTTTAATATTCCTCCAATGTGTCTTGGTTTATAATCGTTGACCTCAACGCACATATTATGCGGATCGTCAGCGTGTGTATTATTATGTACGTGTCCAAATAGATTCACACAGTTTTTATGTTGATAATTCATAGTTTCTATAGCAACCATATTAGCTGCTTTACCCTCTCCAGATAGAGGTTTATGATTCATTGTAACGGGCTCGCCATCAAAGTATCCGACAAAGTATGGCATAACAGCAGTAAATTTGCTACGCAGATACGGAGAATTCTTAATAACCCTGTCGTGATTGCCAAGTATAAGCATTATGTTCTTACACTTAATCCTACTTAAATAATCAATACATCTTATATCGTTTGGTATAGTAGAAAACCCAAACATAAAGTCACCAATATGCCATAAGATATCATTTTCACCAACCATGCTATTGATATTCTTAATGATCTCCCGGTCCATTTCGTCAGTATCTTTGAACGGCCTATCACAATACTTGATAATATTAGTATGACCAAAATGCGTGTCGCTAATTACAAAGTTCATTGCCTTACCTTATATTATAATAAAAATAGAACCCGTTATTGTTAATGCCATAGTGCATACGGTTTCTATATGGACTATACATGTGGTTACTATGATTGTAGTAGTATGGGTTATAATGGAATGGTTTGTAATATTGGGGTTTGTATGGCTGAATATATGGGGTGGGTAAACGACCGCCATAATATTGTTGCAGAGACATGCCTGGGGTTGGGGCTGGCGTGTTAAACATAGGGTTGCTATATGGGTTGTGATACTTATACGGGTTTACCTGTGCGTTAACCGCACATATGCTACCCAGCAACACGGCCAATGTCAATAGTAATACTTGTAGTCTGTTCATCTTCATCTCCTAAAAATTAGTTAGTAAATTCCATATGTAATATAAAAGCATCGAAATCGGTAATGATACCGGTTAGTTCTAAGGTGTCAATCATAGCTCTTCTATAAATCGTATTGGCGTTCTTGCCAAATTTGGTTTTTTCATCCCACATATCTTTAAGTCGCTCCGTAATTAACCCTCTTGCTTTATCAATGTCCATCGCTTCCACCCTTTCTTGATAGGTAATCTACGGACACGCTCTTTAAAATCTTACGCCCGATAAGAGAGTCACGCTCCTCATTCAATGAAGTGATAACAATACCCTCACGGCCCTTGAATTTCTGCTCACTACCTAGTGTAGTGTCGCCATCGGTCAACTCCTTGATCTTGTCAACACTGTACTGTCCAGTGTATACGATAGGAACTGTAGGAATGCCGTACTTCTTGAATATCTTAAACTTCTCATGGCCCATGTATTCGCCACCAATTGAAATGTCAAAGGCCCTGAATCCCTTACCGTTCGATTGGTCATAATACATATCTTGAACGCCATTGCCATATATTTCTCCGAAGACTATAACAACTTGCTCATATTTATCTTTATCTGCACAATGCTCTTGCCATAGATCGAACATCATTTCTTTTAGTTTTGGACACCATTCAAAAGGCATCCAGAAATTACTACTCTGACCTTCTTCTGGTTTCTTCTTGCGTACATTATGTGAGCCAGCGAAGTAAATATACTCTTTATCTTCATCGTAGGTGTCTGATTGACCGAAGCCAACGCGACAGTTTGTATTGTGAACCACTACACCCTCGGCTACGAAGTTGTGAGTGCCCTCAATCTCAAGGTCGTATCTCTTAAAGTGTTCTTTTAGTTTTGTTTTTTTAAGTAGTTTCATGTTGCAATCTCATTATCTCGTTTTTTATATCTGTGAATAGTTTTTCTTTACCGTGGATACTTTTATTATCTTTACTTTCATAATATGCAATAAAAACCTTGCCTTTGTATTGATTGGTAAATTTATCAAATTTTCTTTGAAAACCGTCACTTCTTATAGAAGAATAAGATAATGGTTTAACTTGTACTCCAAACACGCGTCCGTTTTTTAATTTGCATACAAGATCAATATCATATTTGCTATCAAGGTCTTGGCTTGCGGTCTTAATACTAATGTTAGTAAAATTGTTGTTTAGCTCTTGTAGTACAGACTGTTGTGCTTCCTGCAATCCTGTAAATGTTTTATTTACCGTTAGGTCAAAAATAAATTCACTACAATCTTGCTCGGTTGTTTGTTTTACTATCTCTTGTATTTTTTCAGCATACTCTTTCATACGCAGCAAGGTTTCTTTTCCGAGTTCATTAATATATTCTTGTGTAACCTTTTTACTTTTACGTTTCTTGGTTGGTATTGTATTGATATTACCACTCAATACATAAGTTCGCCAATCTTCTACGGTTTTAGGGTTACATATAGAGATATGGTTGTTTAATTCACCGAGCCTACGAGGCGTGGTTAATTGACGTAGCCGACACACACTATTAATTACTGTGTCTTTATTCATTGTCTTGTTACCTTCTTGCGTTAAGTGTTTTTTAGGCATATCTTTCAGCCTTGTTACATTAGCTCCTAATGATATGATGGCATTGCCAATACCAACTCCGTCTAAACATAGCTTATCCATCACTTCTTGTTCTGATTGACTGTCGTTCCAAATTAGTATAAATGTGCTTGCGTCCATTAAAGTCTCCAAAATTGTAAAAACGATTATTATTTACTCAAATATCTCAAATACGCTCTTAGCAATAGCCTCTGCTAATTTCACAGGTACGGCATTTCCTACCTGGGTGGACTGCTGTGACTTATTACCGTGAAAAATAAAGTTGTCAGGAAATGTTTGTATCCTAGCCATCTCCCTAATA